CCGGGCAAATCGGCAATCGTCATGACCGCCCTCTTCCGTCCCTGCTGCCGACCCGGCTGTTCCGAACTGGTCGAGCACGGACTGTGCCCCCGGCATGCCCGGCAGGCTGAAGCACTCCGCGGCACCTCATTACAGCGGGGTTATGCCGAGGGATGGCCCCGGGTCAGATTGGCCGCCTTAAAGCGCGACCTATGGACCTGTCAGATCCGCACCCATTGCAATGGTGCCCGGGCCACGGAAGTCGATCACATCCGCACCATCACCGAGTATCCAGCGGGCCGCCTGCAGATGGCCAACCTTAGGGCCGTCTGTCACCCCTGCCATGCCGCCCGACACGGTCATACACTGCCGTGGCGCCGCAATCAATCTGAGAGAGTCACCCACTAACCCTATGTCCGCACCCTACCGCAACACCGTGGGGTGAGTCGGGCAAGCCCTCCCTCCCCACACCCCCAATCGGCACATTAATTTCAGGAGAAACAATCTAACATGTCACTTTCACTTACCGCTCTCGGCTCGTCCGCACCCAACGCGGCGCCAACCGTCCTTTCTGCTGCAACCGGCGTTGTACCTCCCGGCGGCGTCACCTATCTAACCTATGCCGGCGGGGCGGGCGCTTACACGCTGGCTGCTCCAACCGCGGACGGCATCGAGATCGTGATCCAGACGCTGGTCGCGGAGGCTCACGTTGTGACCACTCCCGCTCTCGCCATCAACGCTGCCGACGACACCGCAACGTTCGGTGCGGCTGCCTTCAATTTCATCAAAATGCGCAGCTTCGGCGGCCAGTGGATTTCGAACACGGCTGAGAAGCTGAACGTCACCCTGTCCGAGGTCTAAGCGTCTGAGTCTGTCTACCTCACCTGCACCGCGGCTGGAGATTGTCTATCGTCCGCTCGCCTGGTTCCACCCTTATGAGCGGAATCCGCGGAAGAACGATAAGGCTGTCGACAGGATCCGAACATCCATACGGGAGTTCGGGTTCGCGATTCCTATACTGGCGCGCTTGACCGGCGAAGTCATCGACGGTCACCTGCGACTCAAAGGTGCAGTCGCCGAAAAGCTGACCGAACTGCCGGTAATCCTGTGCGACCACTGGACGGCTGCACAGGTCAAGGCCTTCCGGCTAACTGCCAATCGCTCCGTCACGTGGGCGGCCTGGGATCTCGATGCGTTGGCACTGGAGTTCGCCGACCTGAAGTCGCTGGAGTTCAGTGACCTGAGTCTGACCGGCTTCGATGCGCAGGAGATCGAGCAGTTCACCCTGGATCCCAACGGTACCGAAGACGAGGTGCCGGCGCTGCCCGACAACCCGGTTTCAAAGCGGGGCGATCTCTGGGTGCTGGGTGACCATCGAGTTCTGTGCGGCGACGCCACCGTGGAAGCCGATGTGGCAAAGCTCATGGCTGGTGAGGCGGTTGACCTGGTCTTTACTGACCCGCCGTACAACGTCGATTACGAGGGGTATACCGAAGAGAAGCTGACGATCAAAGGCGACAAGATGACACCGGAGCAGTTCCAGCAGTTTCTGCTCGACACGTTTTCGAGCTACCGGCGAATCGTAAAGCCCGGCGCCTCGATGTACGTCTGCCACTCGTCCTCCTGGCAACGCGAGTTTCAGAATTCCATGGAAGCGGCCGGCTTTGAGGCCCGCTGTCAGATCATCTGGGCCAAGAACACCTTTGCCTGGGGATTCGGCCGCTATAAGTTCCAGCACGAGCCAATCTTCTATGCCCACGTGGCGGGCGAGAAGGACCCATGGTACGGCGACAAATCCCAGTCGACGCTGTGGCAGGAAAAGAAGCCCGCGGCGAACCGGATTCACCCGACGGCCAAACCTGTCGAACTGGTCGAGCGCGCTCTCGTCAACAGCAGCAAGGCCGGCGATATCGTGGCCGACCTCTTCGGAGGCTCCGGCTCCACGCTGATCGGCTGCGAACGCCGCGGGCGCAAAGCCCGGCTGATGGAAATCGATCCGAAGTACGCCGATTGTATCGTGAGGCGCTGGGAAGAGTACAGCGGCAATAAGGCAACCCTCGACGGCAGCGCGACGGTTATGGCCGGTTGATATGGCACGTCCCCGCACCCCGTCAGCCATCCTCGAACTCAGAGGCGCGTACAAGAAGAATCCCGCACGCAAGCGTCCAGCCGAGCCGGAGTACGATGCATCCGACTGTGCGTGCCCCGATCACCTGAGTCCCGGTGCTAAGGCCGAATGGGCACGCGTCTACCCGCTGCTGCACTCCGCCGGAGTAATGTCCCCGGCCTATATGGCAGCACTGGCCGGCTACTGCCACTACTACGCCCAGTGGTGCGATGCCGTCCGCAAAGTCAATGAGTTTGGCGCCGTGATTAAGGGCGAGAAGAATCGGCCGGTAAAGTCCCCGTATGCGCAGGTGGCCAACGAAGCCTCATCTGAGTACCGCTCCTGGGCAATTGAACTCGGCCTCACAGCAGTAAGTAAGACCCGCGCAGCATCCAATGGCAGCAGCACTAAGCAGAAAGAAAACCGGTTCGCCAAGCTCGCGCAGGTCACAGGGATCGGCCATCAAGTCGTCAACTAAACCGGCACCTGAGGCGAAGCCGTCCAGTTACGCAGCCACTGCCCATCAGTACGCGCGGGACGTGGTTGACGGCCGTATCCTCGCCTGCCACTGGGTCCGGCTCGCCTGCCAGCGTCACCTTAACGATCTCGCCGCGGCCCAATTGCCCACGTACGCATACAGCTTCGACGACGCCAGATCCAACCGGGTTTGTGAGTTTCTCGAAGGTCTGCCGCACGTCAAGGGCAGCTGGGCTGCTCAGCGGGAAGACATCACACTGCAGCCGTGGCAGACCTTTATCCTGTGCTGTCTGTTTGGCTGGATCAGGCGTGCCGACGGACTGCGCAGGTTCAGAACGGCCTACATTGCAGTGCCGAGGAAGAACGGAAAGAGTGTTCTCGCCGCCGGCATCGGGCTGTACATGTTTGCAGCGGATGGTGAATTTGGCTCGGAAATATACTCAGGCGCCACTACTGAGAAGCAGGCGTGGGAAGTATTCAGGCCCGCGAAGCAGATTGCTGAACGTACGCCAGACCTCCAGGAAGCATTCGGCATTGAGGTCGGCGCGAAGACCATGTCGATTCCGACGAACGGATCGCGGTTCGAGCCTGTCATCGGCAAGCCCGGCGACGGTGCCAGCCCGCACTGCGCGATTGTTGACGAATTTCATGAGCACCTGACTGACTCACTTTTAGATACGATGAGGACCGGAATGGGCGCACGGAAACAGCCCATTTTGTTGGTGATCACCACCGCCGGCGACAATCTGGCTGGTCCCTGTAAGGCCATGCAGGAAGAACTGGAGAAGGTCTTGGCCGGGTCAGTTGTACGTGACGAGCTGTTCGGACTGGTATACGGCATAGATGCCACCGACGAGTGGACCAGCGAGGAAGCCCTCCGTAAGGCCAATCCCAATTACAATGTCAGCGTTTTTGGCGACTTCCTGCTCACGGAACAGCGCAATGCCATCGCCGACGCCCGGAAGCAGAGCGTATTCAAGACTAAGCACCTGAACGTGTGGGTGGGCGCCAATTCGGCCTTCGTCAACATGCAGAAGTGGAACGGGCTGGCCGACCTATCCCTCCGTGCAGATGATTTCCGCGGCAGTACGTGCGTGATCGGCGTCGACCTGTCCAGCAAGATTGACTTCAGTGCAAGGGTACTGATCTTCAGGAAACTGGTGGACGGCAAGGATCACTTTTACGTGTTCCCGAGGTTCTACCTGCCCGAGGAGCGCGTGAACCGACCGGAATTCCAGCACTATCAGGCCTGGGCAGCACACGGGCACATTGCCGTATGCCCGGGCGCCCGCATCAGCCACGAGCAGATCACCGAGGACACTATTCTCGACGTACAGCGGTACACAGCCCGTGAAGTTTGCTGTGACCCATGGGGATCAGACCGGTTCCTCGAAGAGATCGGCAAGCGTACACGGGCCACGGCAGTCGAAGTCCCCCAAAGGGTCCAGTACCTGAGCGAGCCGATGAAGCAACTCGAAGCACTGATTGCCGACGGGTGCATTCACCACGATGGCAATCCTGCGATGACCTGGATGATGGGCAATTTGACAGCCCACGAAGACAAGAATGAGAATCTGTTTCCCAACAAAGAACGTGCTGAATCCAAGATCGACGGAGCCGTCGCGCTGATCACGGGTCTGTCCCGTGCCGTTGTGATTCAGGCTAAGTCTACACAATCGATTTACGCCACCCGAGGCCTACGCACACTGTAATGCTGCCGGACCGCATTGTGATAGAGGAGCAGGGCCGGCCAGTGCCGCAACCCCGCCCTGTACCGTCAGCCGTCGACCTGCAGGACTACCTGCTGATGGGCGGGATTGTCACGGGTGAGGGTGCCTGTATCGCAATCTGGTGGCCGGCAGCGCTGATCCTCGCCGCACTGTTCTGCTTCACATTCGCATGGCTGATTGAGAGATCAAAGGTTAAATCATAAGTGGGATTGCTAAGTAACCGGCTGGGCTTTAACGCATTGTCACTGGAGGATCCAGCAACTGCGCTGCTTCCGGCCTCTGCCATGTTCGAAAGCCTGGGTCTCGGCCGCAGTGACGCTGGCGTTCTGATCAACAATCAGGCCGCGATGCGTATCACGACCGCCCAAGTCTGCGTCAAAATCATCTCCGAAGACATGTCGGCCAATGGGCACGAAATCTTCCAGCGGATGCCGGACGGATCCATTCGGCTGGCGACCGATCACAGGTTATGGACCATCATCCACGACCAGCCCAATCCCAATATGTCCGCGGCTGTGTTCTGGGGGGCGCTGGTCGCCTCCGCGGTCGGCTGGGGCAACGGCTATGCGTGGATTAAGCGTGACCGTGCCGCCCGGGCGATTGCCCTTGTCCCGCTCAAGTCAGGCCTTACCAGCCCGGTCAAGGTCGGCGGCAAGCTCATGTATGCCACCACTCAAACGGAAACCGGCACAGTGGCTTATATCGACCCCGAGGACGTACTGCATGTGATGGGGCTAACTCATGACGGCATCATCGGCATCAACCCGATTGAGTCATGCAAAAACGCCTTTGGCCTGGCCCTGGCCGCGGAGAAGTTCGGCGCCCAGCTGTTCGGCAATGGTGCCCGTGCCAGCGGCGTACTGACGCATCCCGGAGTACTTGAGGATGAGGCTTACGAAAACCTGAAGAAGTCCGTCCGTGACCGGTCAACCGGCGACAACGCGCTGACCCCGATGATCCTGGAAGAAGGCATGAAGTGGGAGCAGATCACTATCAATCCCAACGACGCCCAGTTCCTGGCTACACGGCAGTTTCAGCGCACCGAGATAGCAGGCCTCTTCCGTGTTCCGCTGCACTTAGTCGGCGACCTGACCCGGGCCACAAACAATAACATCGAGCATCAATCCCTCGATTACGTTAGGTATTGCCTCCGTCCGTGGGCAGTCCGCATCGAGCAGGAAGTGAACCGTAAGCTGCTCGGCGGACCGTTCACGATGGAGCACAATTTCAACGATATGCAGCGCGGGGACTTTGCCTCGCAGACTGCCGGCTATCAGACGCTCCGTAACATCGGCGTGTACTCGACCAACGACATCCTGCGATCCATGCGGCAGAATCCCATCCCGGCCGATGAGGGTGGCGACGTACGCACCATACAAGGTGCCATGATCCCGCTCACCGCACTGCTGGCCGAGGAAGACAAGCCAGCCGCCCCTGAGACTGCAGGTACCGACAGCGGTGAGGGCGACGCACAGCCCTTCAATCGTATTGCCCCGGCCTTCCGTAAGCTGTTTCGCGACGCCGTCGGCCGGACAATCAATCGCAGTGGAGACAAGGACTTTACGCGCAAGGCATTCCAGCCCGTGGTGTCGTCCTTCATGCAGGCACTGCTGGCTCTCAGGTATGGCAACCGTGAACTTACTGCGAAAGAACTGGCCCTGATCGACGCTCAGACCGATCTCATTGCCAATGCGGCGCCCACGTGGGATCGCAAAGATGCCGCGGCGATTGCCACCCGATTGACCGATCAGATTTACACGGCACTGGCCGCGGAGTTACTCCAATGAAACTTTCCACTAAGGCGATTCACAGCCCATCCAAGCCGCAGTTCAAGGCCTCAGTCGACACCGACGGCTCACTGGAGATGCTGATCTATGGTGACATCGTAGACTCGGCCTCGATCTCTATGATGGAGGCCTACGGATTCCCCACTGATGGCTTCGTCAGCTCATTGAATGTCAAACATGCCCTCGACTCCGGCGGCGCCTATTCCCGCATCCGGCTGCGCATTAACTCGCCCGGGGGAGATGCATTCGAAGGCATGGCCATCCACTCCCTGCTCAGCGCATGCGGCAAACCCGTCGACGTCTTTGTGGACGGCATCGCAGCCTCATCCGCGTCGATTATCGCCATGGTCGGTTCGACCCGCACCATGGGCCGCGTCTCAATGATGATGATCCACGATGCGTGGTCCGCCTGCGTGGGCAATAAGAACGCGATGGCCAAGATGAGCGACACCCTGGGCAAGATAGACGAATCCATCGCCGCAGCCTATATGGCGCGCACCGGACAATCCCAGGCCAAGATTATGGCC